GTATTATTAGTACTGGCTGAACTATTAGGAATTGCAGAAGAATTGGTATGATAATAGATCAGGTGACACGTAAGTTGTTTCCTACAGAGATAGCTCGGGTTGTTACAGACTTAGATCATAAAGCAATCACGAGCCATACCATTGACTTCATTAAAGACTTAGGTGAATACACTACCTATCATAATAAAGAAGCTAATGCCGAATGGGCTAAGCATCCAGAAGTAGTGAAGTTGATAGAGACAGCTAAGCAAGCATCTATAAAGTATTTGGCTGATACCAGAAGAAAAGAGTTCACTGAAGAACCTTGGTTAATAATGTGGGCTAATGTGTACACTGAAGGTACAGAACATGGATCCCATAACCATCCTTTAAGTGCTGTAAGTGGAACGTATTATGCAAACGCAGGAGATTCATTCTCAAGCATACAGTTTGATAGTCCTCTTACTCCATATAAGATGCACGATAGACAAGCGCCAGACACTCTGACGCATGCCATCAAACCAGTAGAAGGCGATATGCTTCTCTGGCCTAGTTGGTTATTCCATAGAGTGTCAGCACAGAAACCAACAGAGATACCAAGAGTATCCTGTTCATTTAACATAGACTATAATTATAAGAGAACACAATGATTGAAGATAAGATTTTACATAGTCTAATCACAAACGAAGAGTACACTAGAATGACTCTGCCGTTTGTAGAAGAAGAATACTTTTCACAGCCTCATCAGAAGTTGCTATTCAAATTAGCACGTGAGTACTTTGACAAGTATAACTCAGTACCATCGCCACAAGTGATGAATATTGAGGTTCAGCAAATCAGTAATGTAGATGCAACTACTATAGATAGTGCATTGTCATTCCTGAGCCAACAACCAGAGCCAGTCCAGGAAGAATGGTTGATAGATGAAACTGAAAAGTTCTGTCAAGATAAAGCTATCTACAATGCTATAATGAATGGCATTAACATCTTAGAGAATAAGCCTGACGAGAAAGGTCAGCTGCCAGAGTTGTTAACCAAAGCACTACAAGTGTCATTCGACAACAGCGTAGGTCATGACTTTATTGATGATGCAGAAGAACGATTCGACTTCTATCACATGAAAGAGACTCGAGTGCCCTACGACCTTGAACTTATGAATAAGATCACTAAGGGTGGTATACCGAATAAAACTCTTAATATCATTCTTGCTGGTACTGGTGTTGGTAAAAGTTTATTCATGTGTCATTGTGCAGCAAGCAATATGGTTGAAGGTAAGAACGTATTGTATGTCACTATGGAGATGGCAGAAGAAAGAATTGCAGAACGTATTGATGCTAACTTGTTAGATGTTACACTTGAGGATCTTGCAATCTTACCTAAAGAATCGTATAAGAAGAAGATGGAGAGACTACAAGCTAAGACAGTTGGTAAGTTGATTGTTAAGGAATATCCTACAGCAACAGCTAACTCTAATCATCTCAGACATCTTATGCAAGAGTTAAAGACTAAGAAGAACTTCGTACCAGATATTGTTTATATCGACTACCTCAACATATGTGCAAGTTCAAGATTGAAAGGAGGTATGAATGCAGGTTCTTACACGATTATCAAAGCGATTGCAGAAGAGTTACGAGGACTGGCTGTGGAATTCAACGTGCCAATCGTCAGTGCAACACAAACAAATAGATCGGGTTACTCGAGCTCTGACATTGGTCTGGAAGATACGTCGGAAAGTTTCGGTCTACCGGCGACAGCTGACTTCATGGTGGCACTCTCGCAAACAGAAGAACTCGAACAGCTAAACCAGTTTATGGTTAAGCAATTGAAAAATAGATATGCAGACCCAGCATTTCATCGTAGGTTCGTCATAGGAGTTGACAAAGCTAAGATGAGATTATATGATGTGGAGCAAACAGCTCAAGCCGATATTGTGGACGACACTCCCATATTCGACAAAGGCAAGTTTGGTCATAGTGAAGATAAGTCATTGAAAGATGTATTCAAAGACTTTACGTAAAAACTACAACTTATAAATACATCGCACTCCATGTAAATGTAGTGTAATTCTTGTTAGACGCAGTGGGGACTGAGTTTAGAGGCAAGTGTTTAGCTATACGCTGACATACGGAATTGAAACGATTAAGACTGGGGTTGTCCGTTTCCAAGAATTTTTTTAGTAGTTTTATAGCCAGCAGAAATGTTGGCTTTTTTTTGCGTGATTGTAAGTGATTAAAATAAAGCAATATTGCTTTCCCTGTTGACTTTGAATACTCTTTTATGTATAATACGCCTATACTTGAGAAGAGAAATATTATGCACAGAAATACACACAAGATGCCTACATTTGAGTCGGCAGAAAGAGCAGAAGGCCGACAGCACAAGAACCTTGTAGAGTTCTTTTCAGCATGTAAGGAAAGATTATTTTACTACGGATTAGAGGACGAGTCCTTTTACTTTGAGCAGGTAAGAGACCACCTATTAGAGGGTGGCAGTCTTGATCCAAAACAAGCAGCTCGTATCTTAGGATTGTAAGGAGGTTCTATGAGTCAAGAAAATCAATTAAAGTATCTAAAATATCTTTGTATGTTTGTACTTGGATGGTGTACAGCATTCTATACATTACCAGTACAAGGCGAAGATCACGATACATCATGGCATGGCCATACTATAGAGCTTAATCCATTTCAGGAAGCTCAATACTGTATGGCAAAGAATATCTACTTCGAAGCAGGTAATCAACCAGTTGCTGGTAAGATTGCTGTTGCGCAAGTAGTTATCAATCGGGTAGATAATCAACACTACCCAGACACTATTTGTGAAGTTGTGTATCAAGCACAATGGAAAGAGAACTGGAAGGGCAATCTGTTTCCTGTTCGCAATATGTGTCAATTTAGCTGGTTCTGTGACGGTAAGTCAGATGAGCCAGTCGATAGTGCAACCTGGATGTTCTCACTTCTAATAGCCGATTCTGTTTTGAATGGCGACTACGGTGACATTACAGAAGGATCTACACACTATCACAATGATACGGTTCACCCTTACTGGGCCGACTCATTGAACGAGACAGTGGTTATTAATAACCACATCTTCTACAAATAGGTAGACCCCAGAAGTCGCCAAAGAAGTTGCAAACTCTAAATATGACATAAGCTAACGATCGTCTAGTAGACGAAGGGAACAAGGTTATGTCATACATGGGTCAAAAAGTATCAGCGGAATTGCAAGAAATCCTTGCACCAATGATAAATCAATACAACGCAACTATTGATGGCGATGGAGGCGGTAAACATACTCCAAGTCAAGTCGACCAGACTCTAAAGATAGTTGTCAACGAAAGGATAGATTTTAAAGCTGATCTCAGAAAGGCTTTGGAAGCACACTCCAACGCAAAGTTCATTGAAGAAAAAGCAGCATCTAGTTATGGATCCATTGGCACTGTTCGATTTGATATATTCTTTGAGAACGGAACCTCGCAAGGAAGTAGGTATAGAGCATTCTTTAAACAAGCTCAAGGATCTGGTAGAGGTGCTGATGCTAAGATTACAGCTCTTGGTGAATCGATGCAAGCATATATGTTAGCATGTCGTCAAGGACTTCCTAAACCAATCCAAGACATTTCAGATGTCAAATACTTCAAGAACGATTTTGTAAAACAATTTAGTGACTGCGATAGAACACATAACGATTGTATGGATAACTGTTCAGAGAGTTGGATGGAGTCTGCTGTAGCAATTGCAAACTTCTGTTATGGAAGAGAAAACTTAATGAACCTCAAAGGTGTCAAGAAATATGAATTCCATAGAGGAAGCGAGTTTACAAAGAAGATATATGATTGCCTTAAAGTGACTAGAAAGAATACCAAGATCAATATTAATGACGACAAATGGAACCCAGCTGATATATGGGCGGTGTCGACAACATTAGATAGATCAAAATACACACAAGGTAAATTTGTAGACAAGTTTATTCCAGATCTAAATGCTACCATACTTGAGGATATGAAGAATGGAGACTTATTTGGTATCTCATTGAAGAAAGTTGAGAACACTACGCCAAAGAGTACGATGGTAAATGACCCAGCAGCTTCGGCAGCAGATATCAAGTTCACAGGTTTCAGTGGTACAGATGCAAAACATACACAGTTCACTTATCTACATTTTAGCTACAATGGTAAACTTGGTCAGCTAAAGTTCAGAAAGGCTGGTACAGGTCACCAAGGGGAGATTGATAGGATTCAAGGATCAACTGCAGCAGCATTTCATGGTAAAGTAGGTATCTATCAAGACTTCGTTGTGAAGATGCTATCTGATAATCTACCTGGGTTTCAAACAACCACTACGATTGAAGCAGGTAAGTTTATTATGAAGAGTAAGGCTGATGAGATTGGATCCATAATTGCAAGTGCCGGTCTTCCTACTGTAGATTATGCAAAATTAGGTATTATTCAATCTAATATAGAGACATTTTTAGATCATTTTGGTGTTCATGTCGATGGTGAGAAGTGGATAGAGCAACATTCTGCAGCACAAGGCACGTCTGGATACTCAAAATACCTTGGTTTACAGGTATGCTACTATATTGATCTGTTAAGTATCCAGAAAAAGAATGAGTTGGCTGCTCAGCTCACTAGTTATGCGATGTCTCAAGTACCTGGATTATCATGTCCGCACATAAAAATTCAATAAACTGTTGACTTCAAATGGAAAAGTTGGTATAATAGATGTATATTAAGTAAGTAAGGAGACAAATATAATGAGAATTTTAGGAAACCAACCAGAGCCGAGTCTAGTAGAAGCTGGCATGACAATCAGCGACTTTGAAGTTAGAACAAAAAGCGTTCATATGTGGAACATAGGTCAAGACATGATAGATGAGTACATTGCAGCTAACCCAATCCTAGCAGGTTGCGGATTTGCAATTTCTGATCCAATGACTGTAGGAATCTATCCTAGTAAAGCAGAAGCTGGTGAATTCAACTTTGACGAGTTAGTGCTCAAGTTAGAGGCTTTAGGCTTCTATGGTAAAGCTGCTGGATACTACACACCTCAACAATCGTTTGATTTTTAGGATATAAATAATAGATGGCATTAAATACACACATGACCCACTTGGAAGATGCAATCTTCCTTTTGGGTGTAGACGGAACAAGACAAGCAATTAGCTTTCTTACAGGAATGAGAGATACCCTCAACGGTACTTCTGCACGTCCTGTCGATACGTCTGTTAAGTGGGACGGAGCACCAGCTATATTTTTAGGTAGGCATCCTGTCACTAAAGAGTTCTTCGTAGCTAAGAAGTCTCTGTTCAATAAGACGCCATTATATTATACATCTATCAAAGACATTAACGATTCACCAGACTTAGGACCTGAGCTTAAAAGAAAGTTTAAGCTAGCGTTCAATGGATATAAAGATTCTGGTATTACAAATATCATCCAAGGAGACTTTCTATTCGATTCAGGTGATGTTAAATCTTCTATGATTGATGGTGAGAGTTATATTACCTTTCATCCTAATACTATTGTGTATACGGTTCCAGCTAAATCTGAACTAGCTAAGAATATTAAAGCAGCTAAAATGGGTATCGTATGGCACACAACTTATACTGGCAAAGACTTGTCTTACCTTACAAACACATTCGGAGTAAAAATGCCAAAGGCAGCTCAGGGTGTTTGGCAAGTCGACGCTATGTATAGAGATGTAAGTGGATCCGCTACATTGACTAAAAAAGAGTCAGCTGATCTAAAACGGTTATTGACTTCTGCTGGAATAAACTTTAGGAAGATACCTAAGACAGTATTTGAGTTGCTCAATCTACCAGAAATAAATATGCACGCGACAGCTTACACTAACAGCTTTATTAGAGCAAACCAGACACCTACTCGTGCAGTAGCTACTGCTGGATTTATTCCATACATCAAAGCTAAGTTTGATAAGCAGAAAGATAAATTAAAAACACCTAAAGGTAAAGCAGGAGTGCAATCAAAGTATATGCAAATTGCTGGACCTTTAAAACAAATCGATGGACGAACACTGATGGCAGTGTTTAGTCTTTATTACGATCTACAAGAAGCTAAGAACATGCTAGTCAAAAAGATTGACAGCGGTAGCTTCATGAAGACTATGTTGAAAACTAAAGATGGTTGGGCACCAACTGGACAAGAAGGATACGTAGCAATCGACAAAAGTGGTACTAGTGCAGTAAAACTTGTTGATAGATTAGAGTTTTCTTATGCAAACTTTAGTAAAGACGTAATAAAAGGCTGGGAATCCGATTCTAGAAATTAGACCTGTTATAAATATATTCAGGCAGATGGAATAGAGCCTCGAAAGAGTCCGTCAAATATTAACGAGTTAAGCCTAAGGGAAACACTTATGCCAATTACAGATCAAGGAATGTCTGGGAAACCAGGCGGTGACACAGGGACTCCTGGAGTCGCAGTACCACCACCACCTTTAAAGCAGCCGAAAGGCAAGAAAGGTGAAATCAAACTTACAGCTCCCTCTAAAAAGCTAAAAGATATCATTGATATCTCTCCACAGATGGAAAGCAAAGAATCACATCACGTATTTACTTTTGGAAGAATGAATCCTCCGACCACTGGTCATGAGAAGTTAATTCATAAGACTCATGCTATTGCTAAGTCTAAAGGTTCAAAAGCTAATATCGTTCTATCACACTCACATGATAGTAAAAAGAATCCTATACCACAAGACCATAAGATTGGATATGTTAAAAAGATCCACAGTGGTGTAGAAGTATCAGGCTCATCTAAAGAACATCCTACATTCATGCATCATGCTAAGAAAGCTCACGAAGCTGGACATAGCCACTTACACATGGTTGCTGGATCCGATAGAGTCAAAGAGTATCAGAGTACTCTAAACAAATACAATGGCCATCCAGACCATTACAATTTCAAATCAATCACTGTTCACTCAGCTGGTCATAGAGATCCAGATGGTGAAGGTGTATCAGGTATCAGCGGAACTAAAATGAGAGACCATGCTAAGAGTGGTGATCATAAATCTTTCAAAGCTGGACTACCTAAATCATTACACGGTCATCACAAAGACATCGCAGGACATATCAAAGAAGGTTTTGAAGATGCAGAGCTGTTAGAGTGGGTCAATAGTCTTACTGACTTTGACTTGGACGAAGCAATCAATGAAGACTTTATGGTTGAAGACTTAATCAATGAAAGAGTCTACACTTTGATGCAGAGAAGAAAAGCTGCTATCAAAATGAGAAGATTGAAGTTCAGAGTTCAACGAATGAGAAAGCTAAAGAGAAAGAGAATGGCTACTCAGGATATGTTGATCAGAAGATCAAGACGTCAAGCAAGAAACCTTATGAGAAAAAGGATTGCTGGACCTAAAGGTGCAAACTACTCAGCATTGTCTCCATCAGAGAAGATGCAGATAGATAAAAGAATTGAACGTAAACTTCCTATTATAAATAAACTTGCAAAGAGACTTATGCCAAAAGTTAAGTCTGCTGAATTAATTAGGTTAAGAAGTGCCAGATCAAAAAAACAAGAGTCCGTCAATCAAAGTTTCCAAAGTTTCATCGGAGACATGGTCAATGAAGGGTCCACCGATAGTGGAGAGAGATGGTCGCTCAAAGCATATCTCAATTCATCTTCAACAATCGACGAGTCACCTACGAACAAGGCATTCAAAAAGCTAAAAGATAAACACAATGCACAAGATGATGCATTAGACAAGACTCAAGACCTTACCAAAGAAAAGCTAAAGATCCAATTAGCTAAAAACAAACAAGCTGAGATCAGAAGAGAAGCAGCAGACATTGCAAACGCTGTTGATATGATGATTGAAGCAATCGAAGCAATTGAATCTAAAGCTGTTAAGAGTGACGTAGACCCAGATCTATTAATGGTTGAGTATGTTGATGGATATAATAATCCTCATGGCAAACAAACCCCACAACAGGGTGGATTTGCTGCCATCAACAGAAAGATCGCTGAAATGTCAGCTGCACAGAAAGATAAAGCAGAAGACATTGTAAAAGGAATGAAGAAGAAAGCATCCTATTTCACTAAAAAGTATGGCAACAAAGCTGACTCAGTAATGTATGCTACTGCTAACAAACTTGCACAAGAAGAGAAAAAGCATTTAAGAGACTTACTTGGTGATTCTAAGTTCGAACCTCATATGATGTATGATCCAAAGACTGGCAAAGGCTACAAAGCTAAAACAGAAGCTGATCATATCAAATATAAAAAGATGGGTTACGGACATGATAAGCCATCAATGGACGAAGGCAAAGGTCTATGGGCAAACATCCATGCTAAAAGAGCACGTGGTGAGAAGATGAACCCTAAAGGACACAAAGATGCTCCTACACCAGCAGAGATGAAGAAAGCTCAAGCCAAGAACGAAGATGCCATGGCTGCAATGGGTCTAAGAAGTACATTTCCAAAGCCTATGGATAGAAAAAAGGCTGGTATCAAAGTTGATAGAAGTAAATTTGCTTCAATAAAGGATTACAAAGTTAAACCAGGTAAGAAAATTGACTATGATGCACTCAAAGCCCGAGTAAATGAGGCATTCCAAGAAGCTGTTGGTGCAGCTTATATGCCAGATGCAGGTGCAGTTGGTACACCAGAAAGAGAAATAACTTCAAAAGCTGTACTAAAACAGTTGAATCGAAATGCTAATCGTGATAAAATGAAGGGTAAAACAAAAACACCTAGAGTTCGTTACGTACAAGACAGAGACAAGTCTACAGACCTCACTAAGACTGATGAAAAGTCTAGGAAAAGAGGAGCAGAGAGTAGAAAAGACCAACGTAAAAAAGGTGATACTCACGACAAGATTAAGCATACCAAGAAAGATAAGCGAAAAGAAGTAGATGAAGGTGGTAACGCTGGCTGGGAAGCATTTAGAAAAAGACAAGGAAAGAAGTTAAGAGATACTTTATCAAAGCACAGAGATGATGAGGACAATAAGTCACATCAGTTCAGCAAGTTTGGAGATGTTGAAGATAAGGATGCTAAGAAAAACGGGAAGAAAGAGGTCAAGGAAGACCGTGTTGCTAAAATGAACCAGTTGTTCAGAATGGGTCTAGCTAAGAAAGGTGAGCTAGAACTTATGAAAAGAACAATGAAGAAAGGTGAGAAGGCACTACAGGATCCAAAGTTAAGAGGTAAGGTATACGAATTACTTCAGAAGTTAGTTGATATAATTACTGACGATGACAATGGCCAGATTTATGTTAAAATTAGACAGAATGTCCAGAATAATAAAGACGAATTACAAGCAGTAGAAGAGATGTTTAAGTTTATGCCTAACACATTAGTCATTCAAAACATTGATTTAGTTAATTCATCATTCGACGACTTAAAAGATAATATAAATATATCAGAGGACATGTCAGGTATGTCCGTAGGATCAGGTCATAAACGATCTGTTGACTCCGGAGCTGGAATGACTAAGAAAGGCGTTAATGCATACAAACGCAGAAATCCAGGTAGCAAGTTACAGACAGCTGTTACCACACCACCTTCCAAGTTAAAGAAAGGAAGTAAAGCAGCAGGGAGACGTAAAGCATTTTGTGCACGTTCATCTAGCTGGGATGGTGAAAGAGGTAAAGCAGCCAGACGAAGATGGAACTGCTAATTAAATTTTAGAGGAAACTATGAAAAAAGATCACAGATCAATAGGACAGATGTACAGAGACATGAACAATGGGTCAGCAGGCTCATTAGATGATACAGCCTCTTTAAGTGCACTTGAAATTCAAATGAGAACCGTTGAAGCTAAGCTCGACGAAGTTCTAGAGTATGGTACTACACAAGCTAAGGTTCAGTATGCTAAAGACACACCAGGACAAACACCTGGAGTCGAGCAAGAACCTACACAGAAACCTAAAGCAGGTCTAGCTGTTGATGGTGTACCTAAAGCTGGCGGAGAGATGAATAAGCCTGATGCCAAACTTCAAATGGATAAGACACTTCCAGAAGAACACCGCCAAGAACATGAAATCGAAGAGAACAATCTCGTAAGAGACTTGGATCCTGTTGGTCAAGCTGACGCAGACATTGATAACGATGGTGATGTAGATAAGTCAGACAAGTACCTCAAAAATAGACGTAAAAAAATTAAGAAAGCAATCAACAAAGAAGAAACAGAAGTAAAAGAAGCTAAGAACTGTGGTTGTGGTGAAGATCCTTGTAAGACTTATGGCAAGGGTGGAACAAAAGAGATGGAAGAACAAGCACAACTAGATGAATACGGTGCACTCATGGCTAAGAAAGGCATGTGTCCTATGTGTTCTAAAAAAGGTGGCAAAGAAGTATTAATGAGCTCATGTGGATGTCAGAACGAAGAAGTTGAATTTGACGAAGCAATGTCAGTAACATTAAGAAAGAGCAAAAGTCAGCCAGGTTCATTTAAAGTACATTCAGTTGGATCTAAGATGAAAGCACATGGTGGAATCAAGCCAGGTGAAAGAGTTAAAGAACATGAAATTGATAGTTTCCATGACTCACAAATCAAAGTTAAATACCACAAAGAAGGCTTCCAAGTACCTCAGTTCTCAAGATTTGCAGAACTTGATGAAGCAATGGTTAAAGATCAAATCACAGGTAAAATGAGAGTAAAAGGACCATCTCATGTTTCTGCTGCAGATATTAATAACGCTAGTAGAAAATCTAATGGCAAGTATGCGATTAAACCAATTCCTGGTCATCCAGACTACAAAGGAAAGCAGAACCCAATTGCAAAGCCAATGGGTACTAAGTTAGAATCAGTATCACAAATGGACGAAGCAGGTAGATGGGACAATACATCATCTGGTAAAAGATATCGTTCAATGTCACCTGAACAGAAAAAAAGAATTGCTCAAAAGAATAGAGTAATGAAGCAAGCTAAGTCAGTATATGCTGGTAGTCTAAACAGAGAAGCGTATATTGGTGTTTTAGAAGACTATAGCGAAGAAGATGCAAAGTATATGTTTGAAGCTATGTCACCTGCAGAAAGAAAAGTTGCAGCTGGTAAAATCTTCAGAATGCATCAAGCTAAAATAGCTAACAAGCAATCAGATAATGCAGCTAAAAAGGCAGCTAAGAGAGACTCTAGCGGATACAAGACATCAGACGATTCACATTTAGATGCTAAACCATCAGCTCCTAAGCCAAAAGGCAAAAGAGGTATATCTGATGCACCACATATTGTTGGACAGCTAAGAGGTGTTGTAGACACTAAAGGTAACCACAAAGGTGTACAGTTTAAAGATGGATCCACTCATAAAGTATCAGTTGATCACGCATCATCTTGGTTGAAGAAGCATGACTCTGCTAAACCAGCACAGAAGCTATCAATGTATAAGCATCACGATAGTCACAAATCATTCAAATCTGGTATGAGTGAAGAAGTACTAGGTGAGTTATCAGATACAACTAAGTTAAACTATATTGGTAAAAGAAACAAGCAGATCACTGATAAAGAAAAAATGCATTTAAACATTGGCGCCAAGGTTGATAAAGATAAGAACCTTGCAAAAATGAGAAAAGGTGTTGCAATGGCTAAAAGTAAACTTGGTGAAGAGGATCTTAATGAACTATCACCAGAGCTAGTTAAGAAAGTTGCACACAAGAGAAACGTAAATGTNTCAATGGCNGGANNCAANGCTGACTATGANAGAAGAGATCCAGACTATCAAAAAGCTGCTAACAAGCAACATAAGAACCAAATGCTAAGATTTGCTAGAGGCGCTACTGCAATAAAAAAAGCTGGAAGTAAACCATTTGGAGAATCTAACGATTCTATGGATAGAATGGCTGACACATATAACGATCATGCAGATAACAAACATCCTAAAGTTCAAAGCCATATAAAGAAAGCTAAAAAAGCATATGATAGTGGAGACCATGAAGGATTTTACGGTCACACTCAAAATGCAGCAGATGCAGCTCGCACTCATAAAGAAGAAACTGTCAATGAATTAAAGATTGATACTATGAATAAGTATAAGGCTGCAGCTAAGCAAGATAACCAGACTGGCGAAAACGCTAGACATAAAGGCTATCCTGAAAAAGCAATTGATGCAAGACAAGGTAAAAGAGATAAAGGTATTGCAACTGCTAACAAGCGTATAGCTAAGAAGCAAGTTAAAATGGCAACAGGTGTTGCTTTTGATAAGCGATACAAAGGTGGAAACATGACTGGTGCTACTAAGGCAATAAATAAGATCAAGCCAGGCCTGTCAGACCATCCTAAAGTTTCAAAAGCTCTACAAAGAGCCAATGAAGCCAGAGAGTTCAACAAAGAGCTTTTTGGACAAAACGAGGCTATCGAGCGTAGAGCAGATAGAAAAACAATCATAGCTACTGACCCTGCTACTGGCAGAAAAGTTGTCAAAGTCGCTCCTAAAAAGGAAATAGACATTGGCAAAGGTAAGATGGCTTAATTAATTATTATAAATATAGCATATAACGGAGAGTAAAATGGCAAATATATTTGGAACAGGTGACAACAAGGCAATGCAAAATGTTATTGATGCCGCCAGTAAAATAATGATGGGAGTTAAAGATTCTGACACAGACGCTGCTCAGACTGAAGACTCACATCCAATAGTACAGGCTAAAAAAGAAGAATTAGCTACTGAAGGCAAGAAGAAGATGTCATCTAAAGAAAAGATGGCTAAGGGTCTCTATAATGAGGCTGATGATCTTGACGGACCTGCAGTTGATAAATCTTTAAAGCATGATTGTGCTACACACGTTGTTCATAAAGAGCATGGCGAAGGTAGATGTATTCCTGGAATGCATTCACTAGAAGAGACTTCAGAAGATGAAGGTATCGTAACTCATTATGACGTAATGTTTAAAGAAGGAATCGTTAAAGACGTTCCTGTTTCTGACTTAGAGATTGTTAAAGAAATGTCTCACGGTCACAAAAAGAAGAAGTAAATTAACCAATTCATAAACCAGGAGAAATAAAATGGCATTATGGGGAAATAAAGACGACAAGACATCTACAGGTACTGTAGCGATTGCCGCTAATGGTTTAGTAACTGGTACATCAACATTGTTTGATTCCGAGTTAGCTGTTGGTGACTATCTTAGAGCTAATAGCTTAGATCATCTAGTCACAAGTATCGTAACAAACACAAACTGTCAAGTCGTAGCAGGCGTACCAGGAGCAACTCTAGCAGTTGTTGCAGCAGCTAATGCTGTAACCTATTCTGAGAAGCCTAAATCAGTTACAACTTCAGAATCACAAGGTGATCCTGTAAAAGTATTTGGTGTAGACACAACAGAAGTTGGCGTCACTGATACAACTCATGCTGGCTGGGTAAGAAGAACTGCGGGAAGTGGTGGAAGAGCAAACAGAGTACATTTTGAAGTACTTGTAGCTGGATCTTCTATTGCTGGAGACGCAGCTGACGACACTCAATTAGCTGACAGTTAAGAAAATAATATATTATGCCTAAGATTACGTCGATCACAGCGACTAATGCGGCAGCAAATGCTGACCTATTAGTTATAACTGCGAACACATCTGGATCAGCTGTTACTAGAACAGTTAATGTAGCTACTTTGGCTGCAGCTGTACAGGTGTCTTCACCGTTAGTGAGTCAAATAAACAGTACTACAGGCAATGTAGCATCTAATTCACAATCCTTTGCGGTTAACATTGTAGGTTCGAATAACATATTCACATCTGCTTCAGGTAATACTCTCACAATTAGTGCCAACCTGAACAGTTTCCAGAACCAAATCAGTGCAATCAACACACCAGTAGGTAATGTTGTATCAAACAACTCTCAAGGATTTGTGACTACATTAGCACAATCAAATGGAATACTAATAACTAGCTCGTCTAATACTATTACATTCACATTTGATCCAAGCACTGTAAACTTATTGACAGACGCTTTCGCACCAGCATACAACACTGAAGCTGCACTCCCCACTGCGTCTGATAGTTATAACGGTCATACTGTTGTTGCTGCTAACTCCTTATATCATGGAGCATTTGGTGCTTATCATAGAAATATGAATACAGCAGACTCCGCGGATGAGATGATCTCCCATGTACGATTCCAACTAGCAGCCAATGGCTCTAGTGCATGGAATGTTACAAGCGGAGGAGCTCAAGGATCCGACAACGAAACGCTATACCTCTATAGAGGATTAACTTATCAATTTGATAATACTGCATATGCATCACACCCATTAGCAATCAGAGTTGCCAGTGGTGGAGCAGCATATGTAAATGGCATTTCAAATAATGCTGCAGGAAATACAACTTACTGGACAGTTCCACAGAACGCATCCAATGTTGTATATCAATGCACAAACCACTCAGGCATGTTAGGACAAATAGTTATTGTATAGCATTAATTTCTGAGAACTAAATAATATTATGGAAAAAATTGAAAATTCGAATTTTATACTCTTTGCCGCTCACTTTTATGATAATCCACAATGTATGGATGAAGCTGAATTCTTTGACGATCTGAAAAGATTTAAGTATTTAAAGAGGTTGTTTAATAAATACCAGGAGACTGGAGATATCAAGGAAAGATTAGTACTTAATCACCTTATGATCTTATACAATCTATTTGGAAGTGTAGGCACTACAAAGATGTTATTCTTTAAGTTGAGAGACTACTTAGAGATATTAAAACCCTTCCTTATAATTCTAGATCAGCTTCCAGAAAGAGTACCAGGTATTGGTATAAGAGGTGAAGTAGTAATCACTTCAGACATAGCTGACGATCAACATATTGTTGACGTCCTTAGGAGCACTTTTAATGGCTAAGACATCCGCAGTAGACATATTTGTAGTCTATCAGTTTATCAAAAGACTAGCTACGCCTTTCAATAAATGGGAAGCGTATAAGACTGGTGTGATTGACGAGCGTGGTAATATCAAGACACCTAAGAACAAAAGAGACAGAGTTCAAAACAACTCATTCAAAGTCTTTGATGTAATGATTCTAAAACTCAAACGTATCCTTGAAAAGATCCCATTCGGTAAGACCAGACTTGCCTCATATGCATCTGCATTATATCTTGTAAGAGAAGATTGGGAAGATAAGTCTGAGAAAGAGATTATGTTAGAGTCAGATGATAAGATCATTGACTACCTCAGATTGTACAATACAGTTGGTGGTTTTGATAAGATGCTAGAGGATGCTCCAACAATGAATGCCGGTGATGGTAATATTGCTGGTATGGGTTACAATGGACCTGATGATGTTAAAGTCACAAAGAACAAAAAGAAATACAAAGATCAGAACAAGATAGACGCAGCTCTGATCAATAGAAAGTTTGGACAGTTATCGAGATGAAGAAGTTTTGGGAATGGTGTAAGCGAGTGATGGATTGGATGAGAAGAGCATGGATCTGGATGAAGTCCTGGTTCATAACATATCATCGTGTGACAGTATCTTATAATGCTATCTACGGTGATGCAGACGATCAAGTCTTTGAGAACGTACCTAAAATACTTAAACAAAAAGAGAAGTTATTAATATTCATCAATGAAGATGGAGATAAGATTCAGTTCCAAGGAGCTGATGGTCTTAACTATAAGATCGAGGAAGTATAATGCAACAGATGTTGATAGGTATAATTTTAGTATTAGGTTTAGGTGGCTATTGGTTATATAATGAGAACCAAACATTATCAGCTAACAATATGAAATTAGAAGGTGCCATTGCAGAGCAGACAGCAGCAATGGAAACTATGAGAGAGTCTTTCGAGAAGCAAGGAAAGGCACTACAAAACATGAGTAGAGTGAATGCTGAGATAGAAGCTGAGAAGGCTGAATACTTAGCTATATTTGCTAGACATAATTTAGATAATCTTGCACTGAAGAAGCCAGGAATGATTGAGCTTCGATTCAATAAAGCAAGTGAAGCCGTAATGGAAGGACTGGAAGATGATACTGAGAAACTTAACGCTCTTAGCAATCCTAGCTCTAACGACTAGTGGTTGTTCGCTACTAGGTAGCAAGCAAATAGAAATAGTCTCTAAGCCAATAGAGATAGAGATAATGCAACCAGACCTGCCTCGTGCAGTACAACTTACTGCTCCTAAGTGGTATGTAGTATCAGAAACAAAGATAACTAATCCATGTAAGATGATAGAAGGTGTCGAGAAGAGACCTAAGGCATGTGACCTAGACCAGAGACAGAACCCAGACTGGCCAGTAGGTTACACATACCTAGACAGATTCTTAGATGAAATGAAAGAACAAAACAACGGAGAGGTTGTATTCGTTGCCACTACTGTAGGAGACTATAAAGTAATGGCAGAAGATATGCAAGAACTAAAAAGGTATATCAAACAGCTAGGTGAAGTAGTAATTTATTATAGAGACGTTACCATGTCTGATGGTCAGAAAGGTATAGGCGTAGCTATTAAAACTGGAGAAAAAGAATGAGTTGGTTCACAAAACTTACAGACTGGTTAGGATTCGAAACCGTTAGAGCTAAAGATTCCAAAGGAAGATTTATCGCTGATGACAAGAGCACTCCTGATGTAGACGAGTCTAAAAAAAGAGTCTACAAATCAAGAAAGAAGCCTGCAGCTAAAAAGCCAGCAGCAAAGAAGAAGACTACGGCTAAAAGAAAGAGTTCTTACAAGCCTAAGACTAACGGAGAGTAATATGGAAAAGGCACTCATTGGAGCACAGCTATCAGCGATAGCGTATATGAACGAAAAACCAGCTATCACAGCTGCTAAGAAGATAGGATTCACTAGCGTGAGACTTGTTAGCAATGATGGTGCAGAGATGATCGTTTGTAAAAATAGTAAGGAACTATGGTTCGCGTTCAGAGGAACAGAACCAAGTAAGCTCAATGATGTACTTGCCGATCTCAATGTTATCAAAAATACAGCAATGGCTGGGGGTAAGGTTCATGGAGGCTTTCAGAAAGAAGTTAATGACTTGTGGATGGAAGTACTAGCAGATGTTGACCACAATCAACAACTAAAGAATCCTAGAACAATCTACCTTTGTGGTCACAGTTTAGGTGCTGCAATGGCAACCATAGCAGCAACACGACTCAATGGTCAGGTTGAGCACCTATTCACATTTGGTTCACCTAGAGTAGGTGGTCCATTGTTCGTTAAGAACATTAAATGTCCTCACATGAGATTCATGAATAATAACGACATAGTAGCTAGAATTCCACCTGCATGGTTAGGTTTTAGACATCACGGTGACATGATATATTTCAACAAAGATGGCGACCTTCAAACTAAACCAACATGGGGTGATTTGTTCTATGGAATAGTAAATTCCTGGAAGAGATGGAAGTTCTTTGATGGCATAGTTGATCATGGAATACCGCACTATGTTACCGCAATTAAGAAGGATCTAAAGAAGTCAAGTAGCTAAATACTTGCATGTACTGGTACCTACTTAAAACAATTCTATCATCCGTAATTGGATCATCATTCTATCAGTGGTTTAAAAACACTAAGGTAGGTGTTTGGTTCCAGGATAAGCTCGATTCGTTCATGGAATACGTGTCAGCTAAGTATGATATCAACATAGCAAAACGAGAGGAGAATTGGTTAAATCAGTATCCAAATCTCAAAGATCGTATCGAAAAGTTAGAAGATCAAGCACATTACAAATGTGGCTTAGAAGAATTTGACGGTTATGCTAGCATCGATAAACGAATCAAAAAACTTGAGAATAAAAAATAGGAGTTATCAAGTGCCGGCAGAAAAAATCACAACAGACATTGAACACGTTTATAAGGTTATAGATAAGCTAGATACAGCTATCGATAAACTTGCAGATGTTTCTAGTGACATTAAACAAATCCTAGCAGTTCATGAGACTAGGTTAGATCAATCAGAAGCTATTATGGATAGACATTTCGTACAGATGGATGCTATACACCAGCGTATAGGCAACGTAAGAGACGATATGAATAGAGAGTCTGAAGACATTCGAGCAGAACTATCCAAGCTACATCAGTGGAAGTGGATGATAATGGGTGGTGCAGCAGTTGTATCATCTCTCATATCAATGGGTGTTCATCTACCAATGACTGGCAGTTAACAGTTGACATTATAGTCATGTACCTGTATAATGGTGGACATGGCAGAATGGATACAAAACAAGTACGCATTACTATTATCTAATAGATTCGATCGCTTTTCTAATAAGAACGGGCAGATCAACTTTAGGTGTCCATACTGTGGCGATAGTCATAAAGATAAGATGAAGGCTCGAGGATATCTAATATCCAAGAAGCAAGAGTACTATTACTATTGTCATAACTGTCATGTCTCAAGGAACTTCTCTAAATTCTTAGAAGAACAGGATCCGCAACTTCATAAAGAGTATCTCATGGAGACTCTCAAGGAGAAAGCGACCGCAACTTTCGTCGATAAACCCGTAGATTCATTCGCCAGTAAACCTACATTTTCGACAATTGGCAACAAGCCATTCAAAGAATTGAAAAAGATCAGCCAACTATCTCACACGCATAGTGCAAAGAGATATATACTTAGTAGGTTAATTCCAAGCAACCTTCACTACAAGATATTCTATGTAGAGAATGGTTATAATTGGGCTAAAAAGTGGCTACCAGAGAAGTTTCCAGGAGACGAATTCAATGGTAAAGATCCTCGTATTGTACTGCCTTTGTCAGATGGTAACGGTCGTACTTTTGGGGCAGTTGCTCGGTCAATAGATCCGAACAACAAGCAACGATACTTAAAACTTAACTGGAATGATGACGATACTGGTTTCATCTATGGTCTCGACACTGTAGACCAGACGAAGCGAGTGTATGTCTTAGAGGGTCAATTTGACTCTATGTTCATTCCTAATAGTGTTGCTGTAGGTTCTTTACATTGGAAGTTGATTCAGAAACATATAACCGCTGAAGATGTGGTGATGGTATTAGATAATGAGCCAAGGAATGAAACTACGAAGTTAAGTGTTGACTCTGCCATCAATAGTGGGTATAATGTTTGTATTTGGCCTTCCACTATAATGCAGAAAGACATTAACGATATGGTCATCAGCGGCTTGGAGCCAGCTGATGTACGAGCAATTATAGACAACAATACGTTTAGCGGACTAAAAGCTAAACTTGCCTTCAGTGTCTGGGCAAAGTAAAAGGGAGAAACAAATGTACGAATATAGAATAGAAATAGTAAAGGTTATTGACGGGGACACCGTTGATGTAAACATCGATTTAGGTTTCGGTGTATGGATGAAGAAAGAGAGAGTGAGATTACATGGTATTGATACCCCAGAAAGTAGGACACGCGACTTGGCTGAGAAACAATTTGGCTTATTAGCTAAAGACTTTCTAAAGAATCAGTTAACTCTTGGTACTCCAATCCTTAAAACTCATAAAGACGCAACCGGTAAGTTCGGTCGTATCCTTGGTGAGCTGTTATATATTGATAATGAAGAAACTGGCTCGATGGTTAACATCAACGAGTACATGATAGAAAGTGCACATGCTGTTGCTTATCACGGTCAATCGAAAGATGACGTGGCACAACAACATTTATTAAACAGAGAAATTTTAAGGGAAAACGGAAGTGTCGAAAGAGATTAATGTATTAAAGAGAGACGGAAATAAGGTACCACTAGATTTAGAGAAGCTACACAAAGTAATAGGTAATGCCTGTGAAGGTATTACAGGTGTGTCAGCGTCGCAGGTGGAACTTAACAGCAACATATCATTCTATGATGGAATAACATCGTCAGAAATTCAAGAGACGATGATAAAGGCTGCCGCCGATCTAATCTCAGAAGAAACTCCAAACTATCAATTTGTGGCTGGTCGCNTGATCAGCTATCATCTAAGAAAAGAAGCCTATCACCAATTCGAACCACCACACTTGCTTGAGATTGTTAAGCACAATGTGGATGCTAAGATGTATGAACCAGAGCTTCTGAAATGGTATACAGAAGAGGAGTTTGATACACTCAATAAGTATATCGATCACGATAGAGATAGCACATTCACATATGCTGCTATGGAACAATTTAGAGGCAAGTACCTCGTACAAGATAGATTCACTAAGAAGATATTTGAGACTCCTCAAGTAGCTATGATGCTTATTGGTGCTACCTTGTTCCACAACTACAAGGAAGACAGACTCAAATGGGTCAAAGAATTCTACGACTGTGTGTCTAAGTTTGAAATATCACTACCTACTCCAGTCATGGCTGGTGTAAGAACATCTGTAAGACAGTTTAGTTCTTGTGTATTGATTGAGAGCGGAGACTCACTTGATAGTATTAATGCAACAACAGGAGCAATAGTCAAGTATGTTAGTAAACGAGCAGGAATTGGAATCGGAGCTGGTTCTATCAGAGCACTGGGATCGAGTATTAATGGCGGTCACGCAACTCATACTGGCGTCATACCTTTTTATAAGTTATTTCAATCGGCTGTCAGGTCGTGTAGTCAAGGAGGCGTTCGAGGAGGTGCCGCAACTTTGTACTATCCTATATGGCACCTTGAAGCTGAAGAGCTACTCGTTCTCAAGAACAATAAAGGTGTGGAAGACAACCGTATCAGACACCTTGACTATGGTGTACAATTCAATAAAGTCTTCTATGAGAGGTTACTAGCAGGTGGAGATATCACATTACTCGATCCAGCGGATGTACCAGAGCTCGTTGATACCTTCTATACAGACGTCGACAAGTTTAGAGAACTCTATGAAGCGGCAGAAAGAAAGACATCCATCAGAAAGAAAAAAGTCCCAGCAATCGAACTCTTCTCCAGCTTCATGCAAGAGAGGAAGGATACTGGACGTATATATTTAATGAATGTGGATCATGCTAACGAGCATGGATCCTTCCGACCTTCAATGGCACCAATCAAACAGTCTAACCTATGTTGCGAGATTAATCTACCAACTAAACCACTAAACAATATTGACGATCCATCAGGTGAGATCTCATTATGTACTCTTGCAGCTATCAACTGGGGTGCTATCAAGGATCCATCAGACTTCGAGAGACCAGCAGAGCTAATTGTAAGAGCATTGGATCAACTATTAGACTATCAAGACTATCCTGTACTAGCTGCAGAACTGTCTACAATGAACCGTAGACCACTTGGTGTAGGTATCATTAACTTTGCATACTGGATGGCTAAGAATGGTATGACATATACAGATCCAGACTTAGAGATGATAGATGAGTGGGCAGAAGCATGGTCATACTATCTAATCAAAGCATCTAATACTATAGCAAAAGAATCTGGCCATTGTAAGAAGAACTATGAGACTAAGTATTCGCTTGGTATAACGCCTCAGGACACGTATAAGAAGGAAGTAGACGAGCTTGTACCACATAACCCTAAGATGGACTGGAAACAGCTCTCAGCGGACCTTAGAGAGCATGGTATACGTAATTCTACACTAATGGCTTTGATGCCTAGTGAGACTTCTTCACAGATATCTAATGCAACTAATGGTATTGAACCACCTAGAGCATTGGTATCTATCAAGCAGTCTAAGGATGGAGTACTCAAGCAAGTAGTACCAGCTATCCATCACTTAAAGAACAAGTATGAATTGTTGTGGGATCAGAAGTCTCCACAAGGATACTTACAAATATGTGCTGTACTGCAGAAGTATGTCGATCAAGGCATCTCTGTCAATACATCATACAACCCAGCCTTCTATGAAGACGAGAAAATCCCTATGAGTACGCTCTTACAGGACATTATTTCGTTCTATAAATACGGGGGCAAGCAATTGTACTACTTCAACACCTATGACGGTGCAACAGACGAAGTAGAGGAACCAGCTCATCCATATGTTATGAGAGATGAGCCTTTAGATGATGAGGAATGTGAGTCATGCGTACTCTAACAACAAATAAGAAACACCAGACCAAACGAGATGCGTTCTTTGATGGCAATGTTTCTATTGCTCGATATGACGAGCTACGCTATCCGTGGTTGGATAAGATAACAGAAAAACAAATAGGATTCTTTTGGAGACCAGAAGAGATTGATACATTGCGTGACAGTAAGGACTTCAAAGACCTTACAGAGTCAGAGCAACATATCTTTACTTCGAACCTCAAAAGACAAATCGTTTTAGATTCAGTTCAAGGGAGGGCTCCGAACTTAGCATTTCTACCGCTAGTGTCACTCCCCGAACTGGAGACATGGGTAGAGACATGGTCTTTCTTTGAGACTATTCACTCCAAGTCATATACACATATTATTAGAAATATATACAGTCAGCCTTCTGAAGTGTTCGATGGTATCATGGATATCAAAGAGATAACAGACTGTGCTGATAGTATTACAGAACATTACGACAATCTGATGAACTACACTCACGAGGTGTATCAAGCCGGTGACCCTTCTTATTCTCAATACGAGCATAAGAAGCTCATCTGGTTATGTCTTAACAGTGTCAACGCACTAGAAGGTATCAGGTTCTATGTTTCATTCGCTTGTAGTTGGGCATTTGCTGAGCTCAAGAAGATGGAAGGTAATGCAAAGATCATTAAGTTGATCGCAAGAGATGAGAACACTCACTTAGCTGGAACACAACAACTTATCAAACATCTACCAAGAGATGATAAGGACTTTGCTAAGATTAAGAAAGAGTGTGATGATCAAGTGGTTGGCATCTTTGTGGATGTCATTGAACAAGAAAAGAGATGGGCTGAATACCTATTCAAAGATGGATCCATGATAGGATTGAATGCAGAGTTGTTACGCAACTATGTAGAATGGATAGGTTGCAAGAGGATGAAAGCTGTAGGACATGCATGTCCGTATCCAGTAAGTGCCTCTAACCCTCTACCATGGACCCAGAAATGGATTGCTGGTGGAGAGGTACAAGTAGCCCCACAAGAAACTGAGATAAGTTCTTACATCGTAGGCGGTGTGAAGAAAGATGTGGACGAAGCTACGTTCAAAGGACTGTCTTTGTAGGTAGAGGTATACTATGGTTAAGTGTGACAGATGCTTAAAAGAATATGATAAATTAGAAAAGGTGACATATCATGTCAACTCGAAGGACGGAGTCATTGAGTTCCCCGCTCAATATTGTGCCGAGTGCGCAGACGAATGTGAAAAAGTGGTCAAACAATTACAAAATGAAGATTAAAGAAAATATTTTAATAACAGGTGGATGTGGCTTCATAGGAGGACATCTGGTTGACAAGCTCACCCAGTTCTATCCAGACGCCCGCATCATAGTAGTAGACGATCTTAGAACACCAGGCAACCATAGAGTTGAGGGTGTAGAGTATATTGAGAAGTCTATTCAAGATGCTAAAGAAGAATTGCTAAACAAATGTACATTTGATTATATATTCCATCTAGGCAACACTCCGAGAGTAAGAAGAGCAATAGAGTTTCCAGCAGAGACTATCGACAATAATGTCACGTCAACTACTGCTGTATGTGAACTAGGTTTAGATCATGGTGCTAAAGTATTCTTTGCTCAGAGCTCATCAATCCAATACGAAGGAACAATCACTAATGCTTACACATTGAGTAAGATATTCTGTGATAACATACTAGACTTATACCTTACACAATATGGACTAGAGGTTACCAAGATGTACTTCTATAGTGTATACGGTCCAAGAGAAGCAGACTATGGACCATACAGTACTGTATGCAAGAGGTTTAGTCAGAAGGTAGAAGCTGGAGAGCAACTAGAGATCTTTGGTGATGGTAAGAAGACAAGAGACTTTACTCATGTATTGGACGTAGTAGACAACATGATGCGTATGCTTGATGAGGTAGGATTCATAGAAGAGATCCACTTTGGTAGAGGAAGACCTGAGAGTATACAGAGCATAGCTGATGCATTCATGCACCCTATGGTATACAAGTTCGACCTACCTGGTGAAGCACAGGACACATTCTGTGAGGAACCTTATGGATTCTATGAGTATGATGTGATTGAATATATAACAGAATGGGTTAAAGGGAGAGGAAGTGTACACTGAGTCATTATGTGAGGCAATATTATTTGCCAGAAATAAAGAGATACTAGGCAACCAGGTAATGGAGTTTGGTGTGTCAGAATGGAACGGTAAACTTAATGGATACTGCAAAGCTAGACACAAAGGATGGGTGATAGCAGACAATATGCAAGCAGTCTACAGAAATCTAGGAGTAGGTGACTATAGACAATTCCCTCGTAAGCCAGCTAAGAAGCTACAGTTCGATACTGTTGTTGCTAAAGACTTTATCGACTCAGGTTTCCANATGGGTGACCTAATGAAAGAGGTACATGACTGCACTAAGAAAGATGGCATCATGATACTTAACTGNGGTGTAGGACTCTCATCTGCAATGGTAGCAATGACACCTAATGCAGTGACACATTTAGCAGAGAAGAATGGGTATGAAGTACCCTTCTATAGAATAGAAACAGAAAGCAGAACATTCTCAGTACAACTTAACAGCAAGAAGCTCTATAACACTCGAGAGCTTCGAGATTCCCTATATAAATTCAGGGAAACATTTAATCTTAGATTGAGTGTTATATTCAAGAAGACGTCAGCTGACGACTTTCAATGTTAAGGAACAATTATGAGTGAAATCATAGAAGAACCAGTAGAGATATTTTGTGACAACTGCTCATGCGAATGTGTAGTGCACCCAGGAGACGATTGCTCAAGTCTTGACATCAAGCATTGTCCATTCTGTGGTGGTGAATTGAATCAGGAACTATATTTAGATAATGAAAACTACGAAGACGGCTGGGACCAGTAACGATCCCTCACTAGTCATATATGATGACTGCATGACACCCGAACAGTGTGTCACTACTATAGAATTGGCTCAAGCATTTCAAGTTAAAGCTGAGCACACAATGTACTATAAAAGACACATAACCAAAGAGAGGAACGACCATCAGTTGTTCCTATACAACCATCCGCACAACCAACCATTCAGTCAAAGGTTCCAACAATGGATGCAACCTCACTTCAAAAAGTATCAAAAGGAATGGGATATAGAGGGACACATACAAGACCTCATTGATCCTTTCTATAAGATCCAACGATCAGATACTAGTGGTGGGTTCACAGCAAAACACTTTGAGCAGAGTGAAGGTAGAGGGATGTCTCAGAGGTTCGCTGTATGGATGATCTATCTTAATGATGACTTTGAGGGTGGTGAGACTTACTTCCCAAGACAAGATATAGAACTCAAACCAAAGACAGGAAGCCTAGTAATATGGCCTGCCGCATACACTCACCCACATCATGCAGTGAACAATCTAAAAGGTACTAAGTGGATTGCTACTGGATGGTTTAGATTTAAGACCTCACAATCAGTATGAACAAAGCATATCTCGGTATAGATTACTCTATGTCCTCACCCTGCCTCTGTCTACATGACGACTACACCTATGACTTTCATTACCTTACTAAGACTAAGAAGTATGA